TTCTTCTATTGGCTTACCAGTAAACGTCCCTCTAAGCAAAACATCTGCACCAGCACCAAATCCCTTTAGGCCTTTCCATAGTTCTGTAAACAGTCCATCTTCAGATTCTTTAGGTTTGTCGAGACCAGCTTTGCGCCGAATTGCGTAAACCCTTTCTTTTCCTGGGTTTTCTCCCAAAGTCATCCCGTTGTCAATCCATTCAGAGGTATTGAACAGCTCTTCGTCTGGAGTAGTAAAAGCAATTCCTTTTTCCGTAATATTACCATCCTTAAAAAACCCACGATCCTCCAGCATAAGGTAGTCCTCGCCAAATGGAGTCGCGTTACCTTTTTCGTCAAGAATACCGCGAATCTTCATTCCCTCCTCAGTGTTAAACTCAGGAACAGCGAATTTCTGACCAATCCTCGGATCATTTAGTTCAAGATCCCTCCAGTTTGGTGGCCTTGAAGACATTTCTGCCATCTTGATGTTCTCGGATTCTTTTGCAAGATACTCCTTTGTTGCCTCGGACTCAAGTGCCGCAATATCAGATTCTTGTTCCATTAGCGATTCCCTTGTGGCATTGTTTTAGCGCGGAGTTTTTCCGTCGCGCTCAATGTTTTTTCTGGTGCTGGCTCCGCGCCTGTCTTCCCCTTGATTGTTACGCCAAACGCATCACGAGTTTTTTCGAGTTGGTCAAGTTCTTCTTCTAAATAGCTTTTCCAGATCAATGGACTGTCAGTTTCTTCGGGGGCGGTTCTTGCCGTGAGGAATTTGAGGTCGGTATCTGTCACAGGAGCCACTGCCCTTGCTCGTTCCAAAACGTCATCAGTTGTCAGTGAAACAAGATCTTTTATTAGTTTTTGATTCTCTTCTGCCCACCCAGCTCCTAACTCTGAAGCAATTGCGCGTCCAAATCTAGCTGCTGGCTCAGTTGCACCAACAACGTCACTAATATCTTGACTCATCACTCTTTTAATCTTTGCGATTTTACTCTCTGCTTCTTGTTTGAGCTTTGAGGATTCCAACAAAGCTAATTTGCTTTTGCGCTCCTCGTCTTTTTTAGCCAAATCAATGTCTAATTTTGCCTTTTCCTCTTGAACTGAAACGGCTGGCTTTATGACTGTTGATAGGATTTTGCCAGCGCCATCTGGATCTCCAGCTTTGGTCAGGTCGAAAATAGATTGAACTATTTTCGGATCAACTGTAACACCCCTAGTTTCAGCATCTGCTAGTTGTGATTGAAACGCATTCAGTGACGCGTCTATTCTCTTAGCTTTAATGTTTTCTTCTGCTGCAACAGGAGCAGCTGACACTCCCTCTCTTTTGATGTTTGCGCCATAAAATTGCCCGAGATTCTCAAAATCACCCAAAATAGATGAATCCTTGTTCTGGATTTTCTTCAGTATGGTTTGCTCGAAAACGTCTGCTTGTTCGTTAAATCTTCCGGCACGAAGCAGTTCAATTTTTTGTTTTGCGTCGTTTGCGGCCCCCCTAATACTTGAGTTAGGAGAAAGTAATGTTGTGAAGTCAGTAGCCATTATGAATAAATTTAATTGTTACCACACGATAGGTGCATTCGTAGGTGCGGCTGCTTCCGCAGGTGCTGGCACAGCATTCGCCCCTATCCTAGCTTCGCGTTCACGAGCTAATTCCATTGTTGACTTCATTTTCATCATGTTTAGGGAATTTGTAATAAAGTCTCCAGTTTGACCCGCAATAAACGACCTTTCATCCAACGAAACATTTTCATCACGAATCTGATCCTTGTATGGCTGAAGCACGCTTGACATCTCAGGAAACAGCTTCAATGCGGCGTCGATTTGAATGTCGCTTTGTTTGATTAGCTTTTTCTTCTCCCCTTGTTGCTTGAAGTAGTCCGTGACTTGACCAATTCCTCCAGCAATTCCTTGAGCGCGAGCATTAGCTAGTCCCCTAGCTGCGTCAACCGATCCAGAATAATCTGGTGATTGATATGGAATTGTTTTTACGTCTCCTCCGAATAGTGCCATAATTTTGCTTGTCCGTGTTAAATTTATTAATATCCAGCAGGACGATCAGACGCTAAACGCTGAGAATTGAAGTTTAAGCCAGCAGAACCTCCACCGCCACCGCCAAACCCACCACTAGCATAAGCGCTTCCAAGTCCAGAAATACTGCTTCCAAAACTGCTCCACAGTTGGGCTTTGGCTTGTTGATTGGCAGCGTTGATCTGGTAGTTTGCTTGGTTCGCTTGGTTTTGCGCACCAGCTTGTTGTGAAGCTAAATTCAATGGCATATTGTAATCAAACGATCCAGACGATGATGGTCCAAGCGTCAACGCAGTGCGCAAGTCTTGTTGTCCAGCACCATACGACAATGGAGCCGTGCGAAGTGCTTGAAGTCCCGGATTGGTATAGAACTCGCCAGCTTGAGAATATGCGCGTTGTCCAGCTTGCGCTGCTTCTGCTCGCTTACGGGCCATAACATCCTCGCGCCCCATTGCCTCGCCTACGATTCCAAGATTGCCACCAAGTCTTCCTGACGCTTGAAACCCTTCACGCGCTTGTTGTTCGTATCCACGACGCTCTTCTGGAGTTACACCCTGTGCCGATGCTCTGGCTCTCTCGGCTTCTTGAGCAGACGCCTGAACTGCTGCGGCTTGTTCCGGCGAGAGCGCTTGCATCAAGCCTCGCGTCATACCGGCCTGACCCGTCATTTGACCTAGTTCTTCAGCGCGAAGTTGTTCTAGGGTTTTCCCAGCCTGTTGTGATGCGCCTAGTTGGAGTTCTTGAAATCCCGGTTGACCACCAACTCCGCCAAGGAACTGCCCAGTCTGACCAAACATCTGTCCCATGAATTGTGGTCCAAACTTGTCTTGGAGAGCCATAAACCCCGGAACGTTTTTCCCATAGTAATCAAGCAATCCGGTTGCCTGACGATCAACAAGGTTTGTCCCTCTGCCATAACCTCGCTTTTCCACTCTAAATAGTTCAGTTGGAGCCGGGGCCGAACCTCCCTTGCCTGCTTGACTTGCTCCATACGCGGAGAGGCCTCCACCTACTACGGCCATTGTTCCTGTTACCCATCCAGCCATTAACTTAACTTACCTCCGAAGTCGTTTGCAATTTCACTTGAATAATTTTCCATTCTTTTAATTCTTTCTTGTTCGTATTTATCTTTTTTCCACGAATTGATTCTTGGGTCGTCCTTATGAAAAAGAGGATTTTCGTTTGGATACGTTAAGTATTCCATCATCTCGTCTGGGTCTGTTATGTTTTCTGGATTTACGTGAAAATTAACCCATGTCGTATCCTCATGAACGTAAAGGACTCTTTTGGTTCCTATTTTAGTAACGCCTATATATGGAGCTTCATATTCAGTCACGCCTGTTTGATCCATAACTCGTAACTTTCCAGTGATGATTGCAAATGGATGTTCTGTTTTGTGCTTCACCCCTGTTCCTAATGATCCAGCTGGCATGAACAATTTTCGAACATACATCCCCGGAAGAAACAAGTGTTCCGTAGGAAAATATCCATCTGGCATTTGAGCAAGCTGATACTCAAGCCGTTCAACATCAGAAGCAGAAGCAATCTCTTCAGCAGATGGGATTTTAGAAACAAACAGCTCCTGCTTCTTACTTTCCACGCAAGTTGCCAATGCGTCTAGATTTTCAGATGGTTTGTCGGATTCCATGTGTTTAATGCTTATGTAACATATGAATTCGTCTTAACCAACAACCATTACGGTTATCTCAGGGAAATTAACGAAGTTGTTCGACACGTCCGTCATATTGACACCAAGTTGGGTTGTGCTTTTCGGACCAGCAAAAGTATTGTAAACAAGTGGTTCGTTGGCAGCATTAGATCCTCTGCCTGATCCAGCGTAAGCGTAATTAGCATTTGGTAACGCCGTGGTAAACAAGATGGTAGCAACTCCAGCCGCCGTCTTCGTCACACTGGTGACATTTCCAGAACCAATGAGGAATCGAGGGGTAAGTAGCGCGTCTGTTCCACCAGCAGCATTCCGTGTCATGTCAAAAGTCACCCATGCCCGAGCACCAAAGATCGGAGCTGTCCCGGTTTGCGCTCCATCGAGCTTAACGGCGGTAATTGACGCATCAACGATATTGGCAGTTGTAACGGTCGCTCCAGAAGCGAAAGCTCCACTTCCAAGTTTTGACGGGGCAATGGCCGCAGATGCACTAATATCAGCGTCAACAATTGTTCCGTCAAGAATCCCACTTGAAGTAACCGCCCCGGCAGCAATCGCGTTAGCCGTGATTGATCCAGTTGCCATCTCATTTGAGGTAATCCCTTGAGCGCGGACTTTGAGCTTGCCAGACGAGACGTCAAGAGTCGTGCCGAAAATTGCATCAACCGTAATTGTCGTTTCGTCAATTATGTTGTTCATCTTGGCGCTAGTGATTGTGTCAGTAGCCGTAAATGTGTAAGTTGTGTTGACTGCGCCCATGCTTTATTTTTGTGAAAGAATTTGCCTATTCGTGACTGAACCTGCGACCTTAATGGAGTTTACCTTGGGAGATCCAGTCGTCCTTGTCAAGATTATTGTTCCAGTGTATCCTCTTATTCCCCCAAGTCTGCATCTGATTCCTGCTGTTTCGGCTTCACCCGTTGAACTAGGTGCCAGTAATTGTCCTCCTAGAAACTGAGTAGTGGTTCCGATCTCGGCAGCGTTGTCTGGATCTTCAGACGCAAAAGAAATCATGTATTCGCCAGTCTCCCCAGAAAGGTTTTGCATGACGATTTGAGCGTCAGTAAACCTCTTCCTCTCCATGGTCTTCAAGTCATATCCACGCGTTGTAAGGGAAGAATTGATGGTTGGCGTCACAACAGTAGCACCAACATTTGACACGTTTAATCGGTCAATTGAACTATCAACGGCTTCAAGCTGATGCAGACCTCCATTTGCCGTGACTGCATAAATGTTGTTTCTGACTCCTGCACCACCAACAATGAAGTTCTCAATTAAAAATCTTGAATCTCCAAAGGTATCCAGCGACTCCCAACCCTTGTTTAAGAAGTTGAATACAAGGATTGAGTTGTTTCCTCGGGCATCACCGGCTCCGGGAACTGAATCAAGGGCAACAGCAAGGTAGTATCGGTTGTCAAATAACATTCCGACTGCCGATTCCGCGTAGTTCTTACTGATTCGGTCTATGTATGGCTGGATATTCTTGGAAATTGGTTCGTCTGATCCCCGAAGATTGTAATCATTGAGGAATTCAATCCCATAAACGCCATTGTCAGACAAAAACATCATCATATTACCGCGCATGACAATAGATCGCCTTGCCCAGCAACCAACTTCAGACGTGAGCTCCTTGACGGTGACGTCCAAAAGGCTTCCTAGCGTTCCTTTGACAAGATGCAGGCTATTTCTATTTAAAACAACCAGTCCGTCATCATAAAATCCATGCATTCCGACAACGTAATCGGCAGTTCCACCTGAGATCCGAAATTGGCTCTCGATTTGATCAAAAGTAGTCGTATCTAGGATGTCTGAAACTGAAATTTCGTCGGTAATCTTCCGACTGACATAAACGGGGGTGTTATATGCTCCAGATTGCTCGTAATAGTAAGGAACCCACAAACGACGTTGAAAGTAAACTCCCCAAGGAGCACCAGGTTGGTGCATGAATCCACCACCAACGCTAAATCGTCCACCAAACTCAAATATATCCGCGCTGGATGTGTTGTAGTTGCCGACTGGGGCATACCAAGTGATCGTCGTGGTATTTGCCGATACAACTTGATATTCTTTTCCCACCATTTCAGCGAAATCAACAGTAACTGCCTGACGAACAACGATGACATCTCCGATCTTGATCGAAACATTGCCCGCTACTGTTGCCGTCACTAGTCCTGCAACAATGTCAACATCTTTTGCTGTGATGTTGAATGTCTGAGGTTGTGTATACGCTCCACCGGGAGACAGCGTAAAGCCATCTGTTGCCGTAGCTAAGCGTGTATCGAATGTTTGTGTTTGGCTGGTAGTGAAAATGTAGGTAAAGGAATCCTGAGTTGGCACGGTGGCAACTACAAATGATCCATTTGCAGGAGTTCCGCCCGTCAACCCCGCAACAGTGATAGCCGTCCCCACAACCATCCCGTGTTCCAATAGGTTCACCAGAACTGAAGTAGTCCCAGATTGAGAAGCTGAGATGATTGACCTCCCGTTTGGAAACCACTCAAATGCTTGTTGCCCATCACGGAACAACATTATCTTGTCAAACAACTGGATCATCTCGGTCTTGGCCCCAAGTGCCTGACCAATAGGATAAGGAATATCAGTGACGGCAAACGTATCTAAATCAATCTTCTTGGCTACCGTGTCCAAAGCTACAATCACATATTCTTTGTTGTTGGTGTTTGGGTCGCTGAACAGGCATGATGCTCTGACGTTGGCGTTGGCGGCGTCATTGATCACCATCTGGGAGAGTGTGCCAGAAGTGTCAGTAACCGTCGTTATGCCCGCCACAGTGTAGTCGAGTTTATCAGCATCAACGTATGTCAACAAGTAGCTACCATTGACTGCCGTGTCCAACCCCGCAACAGTAGCCCATCCGGTTGATCCAACTTCAAACCCATGAGCCGTAACAGTAATCCTGATTGTTCCCGTAACTGGGACAGTCACCGTAGAAATTGTCTTGGCGACGTCAATCAAATAGAATGGCAACTGCAGAGGGGTTGTCCCAGTCGTCAAGGAACTGGTTTTCTCTACGATTCCCTTCCGAGGCTTCCAATATCCTTCCATGCGCCCATTCAACGACTCCCGAACCTCGCCCTCTTGGAGCTGGTTCAACTGAAGTCTTTGGTTCACGCCGAAGAAACCACGATCAACGTCTTCGCCAATCGCATCATCCCCCGCGCTACCACTTTGGGCAAATTGGGACATTACGAGTAGTAAACGATAACCACACCGGATGTCAGAACCACAGAGCTGAAGTTGCCCCCAATGCCCAATCCAGCCGGAAGTGTAATGGTCTGCAACCGAGATGCACCTGTAATGCTACCCGATGCACTCGCCACAGTTGCCAACACAGCGTCATTCACAACCTGAATCCAACGGATGTTGCCCGTATATGTAGTTGCAGCAGCAGAAAGCACAATGCCTCCACCCTGTCCTTGTAAATCGTAACTGACGGCGCTTGCCATAAATATATTAAAGTGTCACCAATGCACCACACACCAGCTCAAACGCAAACTACCAAATACATCGCAGTTGTCAAGCACATTCAGCAATAGACCCCCTTTAGCCATTTTTACTTTGGCTGGGTAACCGCTAGGGATTTTCTCTGACCACCGGATGCGACTCCCCCCCCCCCCCCTACAGCAGCTTACTTGCAATAGCACGTGACTTGCGAATGGAACACTTGTTTGAAACGCCCGCTTGTTGAGTAACTAGGGTAACTTGGTAAGGTATCGCGTGCGACATGCCAACACTTGTTTGAATCGCTTGTATGAGTAGGCTCGGAGCGTGGTCTCGTCCATCGATTACAGATGCATGTTGGTTGCGATTGTGCATTGCCGTGCCAAGTCGGATGTTAGGGAGATGATAGACTGAAATCGCTTTGAATTGATTGTGCCTGTGCGAGTCCCATAATCGTGTTCGACGTCGGGAATGGGCATCCTCGCGTTATACTCGGATTATCGACAAATGAAGATGCTTGACATGGTTAGGCTATCTGTAGTTAAAATCCTGCGGAGCAAAGAGGAAGAGGAGCATTAATCCTGCAGCGTAACGGAGTGAGCTGTGGATAACCCTCATAAAGCCGCCGATGAGCACTATCCATAGTATTAGTACATACGCGTTGGATTTATTGTTGGACTTAAGGAATGGATTTTGTGGGTTGTTGCTCTGATGCCTCCAATCAAATCAAAACCAATCCAATCAAAACAATCTGCGGCGGTTGGTGTCGTGGTCCTATGGTTGTTTGTACTCTCTGGTGTGCCGATTTGGGCGTTTGGATCGCGTACGATGGGGAATGCCTATGCGCTGTGATTGTTGCGGCACTAGGGTTCGCTGCTGCTCGTGAAAATAAATGAGAAATATCGAAGATATGTTATCGACAATCTCTAGGCATGTCCTAGGTTGTGTCCAGTTGGCCGCCGCGCCGCTCCTACATCGCCATTTATCATGCACCCCTACAAATCAACCTGGTCCATCCTCCGTTGCACGCCCTACGAAAGCGTTCAGACTTACTCGTTTGATTCGCAACACGCTGCCGAATCTGCGTGCGAAACACTCATCCGCATGTCCTCGACGCCCCGGAATTATTGGTATGAGGTCGCCGAGTTGATTGAAATCCTCCAACCAACCAACCAACCAAGACCATGAGCACAACACCAAATACAGCCGCCGGAATCGAATCTCTAGTAAATCAGGGCGTCCTCCGCGAGTCTCACCCCTCACAAACACGCGGGTATGTCAGCCGCAAATCAACCGGTTACGTCTCCGAATACAGCGGGAAATTCGGGGTCGGGTATAAACTTCTCACGCCAAGCTTCGAGAGCACTCGTTACTGCTTTGTTACTTACTACATTTCCGCCTAATCCACTAATTACATACTAATTACATACTAATTACATACTAATTACATACTAATTACATATTAACTCATGCAACATCACCTATTAATAATCGCTGCCGTCGCATTCGTCGGCCTGTCCGCGATCTTCGGCATCAGCAAAGCCCCGGGTTTGCTCCTAGGAGCCGCCGCCACGCTTTCAGCAGTCTGGATTGTCACAGCAATACTCACAGCTTAAAAACAAATCACTTTTAATCTTGCTTGTCGGCATTTTGTCGTCAATCTCTACACATCCAAGCGCGACCCGCGATGCAGGGCGAACTTTACACTTAAAATAATCAACTACGATGAGCACAATCAATTCCGAAATCTCCGCCCGTATCGAAGCAACAAATCCACGCTCGGCATGGTCACGCGGTGTCAAACTTTACGCGCTAGAACTCTTAGAGTCGCTTAAAAGTGACGGCACGGGCTACACTTCCGCCGCTTTGCTAAACGGATCGGAAAACTGGCGGGCCTTTTCCTGCGGCGGGCGTGCGTTAATTTATGACGCAGATATTGCGGAAAGACTCGCCACTGCCTCGAAGCTTAAACGCAAGAAGGGCGGAGCACTTCCCCCGAACGCAAGCGAAACGTGGCTGGATTGCCAAGCTCGCGCCCTGATCCAAGCGGCCCGCCTTATCGCCAAGATTTCCCGCTAACCTCAACAAAACAAAATTATGACTACGCAAAAAGAAATCCGCGCCTCATTCTGGCAATCTTTCCCGCACTTTGAAGAGCAAGCAAGATCCGCCGGAATCCTCTGCAAATCACAGAATCACCATTGCGCGACGGTCCGCTGTTCTTTTGTGGATTTTGTGGACTCGTTGCAAAAGTCCGGTGAAATATCCGAAAAACTCGCCAATCGCGCAACGCTCTAAATACCAACCCCGCAAGGTTCCATCCCTTGCAAACCTCGACAATCAAAAAAAATGAACCATTCCGTTGAAATCACAAAAGAAGCCGCATCCGCGCTCATTGGAAACGATGAAAAGACATGGAACGATTGCCAGCAAAACGAGCTTTCCGAAACGTCATTTTATCTAGCTCACGGTGTGAGGATCGCCGCAATCCACAATTACCTTTCCAACGTGACGCAATATTACATTCAGGACGTCAACGCGTGAACCACAAGCAAGCCAAACCAATGACACACACACACACACCGGGACCATGGCACCAATTAGGATGCGAGATTTACGCCGGGAAAATACCGATCACTGGAATTATCGGCATTACATGGGATGGGATGATGGAAAACCAAGCCAACATCGACCTAATTGCCGCCGCGCCCGAACTGCTGGAGGCTTTGGAAATGCTCATGCCACAAGAGCCGCAAGAAGCCGACAGCTACGACCGCGCAATGTGGGAGGACGCTCGCACTGCAATCGCTAAGGCGAGGGGGGATGCATGAAATTCGCCTGCACGCTTTGCGGAAGTCGTCATTGGCCCGATCTTGCCAGTTCATGCCCTTTATGCAATGACGGGGGCGAGAACCCGGACGGACGCGGGGAAGGCACCGTTACGGCCAAGGAAAAGGCAATCAGGGTGTTTACACGCGAAGGATGCCAGCAAGATTCCGCTGCATTATGGTGGAAACTGATTGACGAGCTCACCGACGAGGAATTGGAGCCTGACCTTATGTCAGACCGCCTGTCATGGCTACACGAAGATGCATGCCGCCGATCTTGCGACTTCCTGGAGCCTGAACCATCACCATCGGCATGGGCAGACGTCTGCGCCATTGCCGGATTTGACATCTGCAAAAACTACAACCAAAAACAAACGAAATGAAAACATACAAAACCGGGGCGTGTAATCAATACCAACAATCAGAAAAGACACTTTGCGTAACCACCGCAACATGGCGGAAGAAACACCAAGTAACGCGGAAATGCCCCACCTTATTCATTGGCGGTGCATGGGGGGAAATCACTCCAAAGTTTGCCGCTGCCATCCTGAAACAATTCCGCCTGGAATCACCAAGGAAAGGCGGGGCAAAGTGATCGCGGATTTTGATCTGCTGGTTGAAGAGACGTCCATTGCGTTCATGGTCCCTCCTGAAGACATCCTCGGACCGAGACGGACGCAGCTCGCCTCTCTCGCTCGCCATGTCGTTATGGCTCTATGGGCGGATTTCCACCCGTATCAAGACGCATCGAACAGATGCAACAGAGGATGCCATTCGACCGCAATGTGGGCGCGTCAACGCGTCTTGAACATGGCCGAAATAGATGATTCCTTTGCCTCAATATTACGAAGCATTTCCAGGCGGTGCCAGCATGATTACTTTGCAATGGAGGAGCCGGAAACAGAAGAGACAAAAGACGTGAAATATTTTTCAGTTTGTGCTTGAACCCGGCTGAACCCCATATAAAACGAACACGAACTTGACACCAAACGAACCAAAAACATGACAGACACACCAAAAACGAACGAAGCGATTGTGGCGCATGAACAGCGAAACATGGCACTGGCACAAGTAAGTGCGGAAACCCAGGCGTTTGAGCTTATCCAGCGGCAAGCCATGATGCTTTCCAAGTCCACGCTGGTTCCGAAAGACTTTGCCGGAAACGTGGCAAACTGCGCGATTGCCTTGAACGTAGCGAAACGGACGCGCCTTGATCCATTGATGGTCACACAAAACCTCGCTATCATCCATGGACGTCCAAGCTGGAGCGCAACGGCATTAATCGGCATGATCAACGCATCAGGCAAGTTTTCACCGCTCCGATTTGTAATGGACGACGATGACGCACCGACATCCTGCTATGCCGTCGCAAAGGACAAAGACAGCGGCGAGGAGCTAAAAGGCGAAAAGATCACTCTTGAAATGGCCAAAAAAGAAGGATGGTCAACCAAGAACGGGAGTAAATGGCTCACAATGCCGGGGCAAATGCTGCGTTACCGTGCCGCGAGCTTCTGGAGCCGTGCCTATGCTTCCGACATGTCGCTTGGCATGTATACGCAAGACGAGGTCCGGGACTTTGCCGAACCGCCGCGCAACGTCACTCCTGCCAAGTCAAATCCGTTTATCGAGGAACCCATTGAAGCACCTGCAGAAGTCCAAGAACAAGAACCTGTGCAACAAATCGAGGTTGAAATCGTAGCACCGGAAGAATCCGAGAAGAAACCGAAACACAGCATCGGAAAAATGGACGCAATGTTTGAGGAAATGGCAAAAAACGCATCAGCGTAACGAAAAAGCCCAGACGCGGACGCAAAAGAGAAAGCCAATGACAACTAGATCATGCCCCAAGTGCTCGCTGCTGATGGCGCGCTGTGACTTCAAATACTGCCCCGACTGCGGGGCGCAACTGGACAGCTTACGCCCATCGGATGAGACGACTTGTTCTGTGGTTGCTCCGAACTTGTTCGACATAAATTCTGTGGCGATGGACTCGCCCCGCCTCGCCTCGATCAAGGTTGCTGACATCCGAACCCATCACGCGCCCCACATGGAGGAAGCTCCATGGTTGGCGATCCCGATGCACGCAGCACGCGAAAGGCTAAAAGGATACATCAGCAAGGAAGAGCAATCCAACACCGTGGCCGACATCACGGCGAGCTTTGGCCGCGTGCTGGATGACTGCGGAATGCTCTTCTACGGACAGACCGAGCGGGAAGCTCAAGACGCCGCTCTGGCTTCTCTGTCGAACGCAAACTGTGCAGCCGATCCGCCGACGAAAGACTCAACCGAAGCGAAAAAATGACTGATACCCAAAAACTCGACAATGCCGTTTATGGCGGGTCGCCTGGCATGACTTGTTCTCCCGGATCGGAACTCCGGGCGGGCTACAAAATCGCGTTCAGCAAATACGGACAGGTCAAACGCTGGCGCATTCTGAAAATCCAGAATGGGCTGGCGCTCGTGACGGAAGGATGGGGCGTCCACAAGATGCTGTCTGTAACATCAATCGCATTGTCTTTTTACATGATCGAGGAAACAGGATTCCCGTGGTATCTCAGGCCATTTTATCGGGAGGACGACAAGGATCTGGCGCGGCGGGCGCTGGACTCCCAATAGACCGACAAGGCAGCTCCCGCCGTTGCCAGAATCCACTTTTTCGACTATTTGAATCATGACCACGCCCGAATTCACCAAATGTCTTCGCGAAAATTCGCTAGGAGATTATCGCCCCGCCGCCGCAGCCGCCGACCAGTCGGTCGATCAGGGCAAGGTAATGCGCGAAGCTGTTGCATGCTTCGAACATCAAAAAGACTGCATCTGCGCATGGTGCGAAGTAGAACGGCAAAACGTCGAAATCAGGGCCGCAACTGAACCACTGATGGCGGATTGCTCATCCGCGCCTTGTTCGGCTTCTTGGTTTTTGAACGGGGCTGAATACCGAAGTCGAAACGGTTACATTGAAGCGCGAAACAATCTTAATCCCGATTGGGTTATCGTGGATAAAGACGAGTCATCCGGTTCTCCACCGGACGAAAAAGAGATGAAACCCCACTGGCGGGCGGTGTTGCAAAGGGAAAAAAATCATGAAATCAGACACGAATACGACGACAGAAAAGATAGTGGGGGTTGCTTATCCGCGCCTTGTTCGGCTGGGTTATCGACTCCGCTACTACTGGCGGAAAATGGTCAACTTTGTGGGACTCTGCTACCGCTGCGGATCGCCCGTCAACTACACCCGAAACGGAAAAGCCATTTGCCCCAAATGCGGAAAATGAATCTGCCTAACGTCTAGCTATGGCACCGCCGAACGACGGCGCGAAAAATCTATGAAACTAAAATCAGATCCCGAGGCGGCGGAAACCGTCCAAACTACGAACGTTCCGGCGGTTGATCTGCCGCG